CCTATTTTTCTGCCAGCGGCATTACCGCAAAAGTTGCCGAAGATTTAGCAGATGCCATCGGTGCAGACATTTTTGAAATCCGTCCCGAAGTCCCTTACACAAAAGCCGATCTGAACTGGATGGATAAGAAATCCCGCAGCACTATTGAAATGAGCAATCCCGACTTCCGCCCTGCCATCGCCGCCAAACGCGACAACATGGATGAATACGATACGATTTTTGTCGGATTTCCTATCTGGTGGTACGTTGCCCCTACAATCATCAATACATTTCTGGAAAGCTATGACCTAAAGAATAAAACCATTATTCCATTCGCCACTTCCGGTAGCAGCGATATGGGCAAGACCAATGAAAAGCTTGCTCCTAGCTGCCCTGGTTCCAAGCTCCTACATGGAAAGGTATTTAACGCTTCCTCAACCAAAGCCGATTTGTCCGCATGGGTAGATAGTTTAAATTTCTAAAGAGGAAATACCATGAACATCTTTGAAGAAAAGACCGACAGCGAACTGCTTTCCTATTTTCCTGATTATCAAAAGCTGTGTTCCCTTGACAAATATACTGGATTTCAAAATCCAGACTTTACGGCTATTCTTAAATCCTATCGGGAGAAGTTCGGCCCTATTGGTGAAGGAGTCCTTGGTCACGACTTCTTTGAAGCTGTTTTCCATCGTTGGGAAAAGACCGTACATAACGACTAATCTCCATTCCTACGGAATGAAATGCCCGCCTGATCGAGAAGATTTGCGAATCCTCTCAACCAGACGGGCATTCTTTTTTGCTCACCTCGCTGTTTCTATGCGGTTATGCACCATACTTTTCCAATGCTCTCCGAATCACATCCTCACAGTTAAACTCAACTTTCATCGTCTGATCGTCATACAGATAAACCATGCTGACAAAGGCATCCACACATTCCTTGGTCAGACCTCCTATGTATGTTTTTTGACTTGCCTGCTTTGTCAGGCTGCGGATTTCCTCATCCAGTTCATCTGCGGTTTCCTGCTCTTCCTCTTCTATACGAATCTTCTCTTGCAAATCTGCCAGCTTTTCCCCAAGTCCTTTCTTCTTTTCCAGATATTCATTGCGGGTCAGAATCCCATCTGCATACGATTCATAGAGTTTAATTTGCTCTGCCCGAATCATTTCTGCCTGCTTTTTCAAATCATCAACATCTACACACTGCAAGGTTATGGATTTTTTCTCCTGCATTCCCTGATTCACAACTTCCAATGCTGTAAATACCGTTTTTATAGCGCGGGCAACTCTTGAATTGACCGCCTGCTCTCTGTAATAGCCTGAATAGCAGTGCGAGAATTTTCCTACTGACCTTTTGTGACCGCAACAGAATACCATTTCGCCATACTGCTTCTCATGCCGGAGCTGTCTCAGGCAGTTTCCGCAGCATATTTTGCCTTTCAGAGCAAAATCATCTTCGGTCTTGTATTGGATTGGAGCAACATTGCGGATTGCCTTTTGCGCCTGATAATACTCATCTTTTGTAACGATCGCTTCATGGGTGTTCTCCGTAATAATCCATTTATCTTCCGGCAAGGTGCGGAACGCCGTAGTATTCACATCAAGTTTCTTCCTTCTGCCCATCACCAAAGCCCCAGTATATTCGTACCGCCGCAGCACCCTCCAGACGATTCCTGGATTCCAAAGTATTTCGCTCTCCGGGGCTATAATTGCATTGCCGCCTACTATGGTATTTTTCCGTTTAGAGTACAATCCTGGTGTCGGCAAGCCCAATTCATTCATCGCATAGGCGATCTGCGTTGTATTGCGCCCAGATAATGCCAAATCAAACACCTTTCGGACGCAGGCCGCTGCTTCTGGGTCAATCGCCCATCGCTGATTGCCTTTCCCATTCCAGACGTAACCAAACGGTACATTAACAGATGTAGCTTTGCCACTTTTCCAGTTCACTTCCAATGCCGCACGAACCTTTTTTCCAATGTCACGGCTATACAGATTATTCACCAGATTGCTGACTGCAACTTCGATGCCCGGAGTGCCGTTGTTCAGCTTCATGCTGTCAAAGGCATTGTTCACTGCTATAAAGCGGACACCCATCAATGGAAAAATCTGCTCAACATAATCGCCCACGCCAATATAATCACGCCCTAGCCGGGACAAATCTTTGACCACTATGGTCTTTATCTCCCCTTTCTTCAGGTCAATAATCATCTTCTGAAATGCCGGACGATTGAAGTTCGTTCCAGTATAGCCATCATCTACATACTCCACAATTTCGCCTGGGAGATCATCCTGCTTTTCAATATAGGAATGGAGCAAAAGCCGCTGGTTTTCAATGCTATTGCTCTCATCCTTGCTTCCCTTTTTCAAATCTCCATCTGACAGAGATAATCGAAGATAAATCGCAATCTTATTATTCATTCTGCACCTCCGCCACAAACGCCAGAACCTCTTGATACGGGTCACTGCACTTAAACTCGATCTCTACCGAATTGTCGATGCCTACATAGATTTTCTTGATAAGCTCATGTACCAGTTCTTCATCAAATTCTTTCTGATTCAGAATAGCCCGCATCCGTTCCATCTGTTCATCGCAAATTCTCGTTCTCTTTTCAAGTTCCAATGACCGCTGCCGCTGCTTTTGCAGTTCATGTTCCAACCGCTGCTTTTCGGCAATATAGTGTTCTTTTAACCGACTATACTCTTCTTCATCCAGAATTTCCGCCTTATAGTCCTCATATAAGCGCAGCCGCCGTTCTTCGGTTTCCTGAATCCGAAATGCAATCGAGTTTTCCTTCACCTTGATAGAACGGGTGGAATCCAGACCACCGTTGTTCAGCATTTCTTTTACCATCTTTTCTTCTTCGCACATGGTAGAAACCAGATGATGAATCTGCTTCATTGCTACCATCATAAGCATTTTTTCTGGCACAGTATGATAGGAACATGGTGTTGTCCCCTTCTTTCTCTTGCACTGAAATACTCCGAAATAGCTTTCCTCTTCCGTTTTATGCACCTGACGCACAAATGTCATGCTGCGCCGACAACAGCCGCAAAACACCATGCCTGCAAAGTGATTCCTACACTCTGCCCGCACCTGCTCTGAACGAGCCATTGCATTATTGCGTTTTTCCTTGTTCCGGTTTCTTTTTTCCTGCACGATTTCAAAATCGAACTTCAAGATAATTGCCTCATGAGCATTTTCCACAATATGCCATTCTTCCTTATCTACCGGGTGCAGCCCAATTCCTTTATAAGCGGCAGTCCGGGTTTTTCCCGTTACCAAATTTCCGATATATACCTGACTATCCAGAATACGGAGAACAGAACTGGAGTGCCATTTATTGAAAGTCGTATCATGTCCCTCGTGCAGTCTACGATTCAGATGTTCATTCGGACGAGGTACTTCCAGAAATTCCAGCCTACGGGCGATTTCGTTCGTACTCACCCCCATAAGATACCACTGATAAATCAACTTCACATACTTTGCTTCATCTGCCACTTCATACTGACTTTTCTGTTCATTCATGCGATAGCCATACGGCACACACCATGAAGTAGGGATTCCTTTTTCCCTACGCATCTGGTAGCTCAGCCCAATTTTCTTTGAAATGTCCTTTGCGTACAGGCTGTTTACCATGTTCTTGATGGGAACTGCAAGACTGTCCACATCCGACTGCCGGATATTGTCAAAATCATCATTGATAGCAATAAACCGGATATGCAGCATCGGAAAAATCGTTTCCAGATAGTTGCCTGTTTCAATGTAGTCACGACCAAAGCGGGACAAATCCTTAACCACAATGCACTGGATTTTCCCTGTCCGCACATCCTGCATCATACGCTCAAACTCCGGGCGGTCAAAGTTTGTTCCTGTAAATCCATTGTCCACATAGGTATCCGTCAGAGTCAGCCCTGGATGTTCCTTGATATAACTATGGATTTGCAGAATCTGCGTATTCAGGGTATCTTCTGTTTCATGTCCGCTGTTCTCTGACGATAATCGTGCATACGCTGCTGTACGCAGAAGATTGACTTCTTCGGAAATACGAATCTCCGGTGCGGCACTCTGCGGCATTATGTTTTTTCTGCTCTTTCTAGCCATTTTAATTTTCCTTTCTGGTTCTCATCCATTCCTCCGGGAAGAATCTTGTCCATTCTTCCTCTTTCAAAACAACCTCTACTCGCTTAAAATCATCAATCCAAACCCGCTCCACATATTTTTTGATGTGCGTCCGTTCCAGTATTTCAGGAGTCGTAAGGTCTTGAAATTTTGTCAGCCATGGATTTACATAACTGAACGCCTTCTCTATTACGGAAACTTTCATCATAATGTTCTTGAACTCTGCTTCCAGTTCTTCTATTTCTGCCTGATACCGAGATTCAAAATCCTCCAACTGCTCTTGTTCCATTTCACATCTTTCATATTTCCGGTAGACAGCAGTTCTCTCAACATCTTTTTCAGACAGCGCATCCATAAGTGTTCTTGCCTGTTCCCTATAAGGCTGAAGCACAATATTCTGGCATCGCTTAACTTCATCTTTGTCCGATTCCAGTAATCTGCCAATATATCTTGCCTGCTCCTGCGCTGTTTTCAATGAAGATCGAATCGCATCAAAAATTTCAGTGCTTTCAATATAGGGTGCTTTCCCACTAAAGCACTTATATTTTCTGTCAAAAGAATATATCTGCCTTGTTTCGTCCTCAGTCGTTCTGCACAACAAGCGTTCTCCACTTGCCCGGTCATATATTTTCTTGATAAGGATATTGGGCGTTGATCTCCGTTTAGGAGCAGGAAGTTTAACCGAATCATTGATTCTTTCCCGCACCTTTTGAAAATCTTCCTCTGATACGATTGGTGGAACTTCCATCTTCTTCTCAGCACCGGACAGCTTCAATGTGAGCTTTCCGATATAGAGTGGATTCACCAGAATAGAGCGAATTGTCGTGACAGGCCATTTTGTTTTCCTCGTCACCTTTTTATTTCGAGTCATCTGAATTTGCGGCGATGGGACATTTTGTGCGTCCAATGCCTCTGCAATCTCCTGAAACGTCATTTCTTCGAGATACATCTGGAAAATCAGTTTTACAATCGGTGCGCTTTCCGAATCAAGCACAAAGCTCCTACGATCTTCTGATATGTCATATCCATACTTTGCCTGCCGATGTGTCAGCACTCCTTTTTCAAAGCTGTCCTGTCTGTTCGCTATAAATTCAAATCGGATTTTCTCAATGGCCTTTTCCTTAAAATACTGTTCCACTTCGTCCGCTGTTCGGTCTGTACTGCAAAAATCATCCTCAACAACAGCAAACTGAATACCAACCGGATAAAAAGTTTTCTGTAATACCTCAATGGCAAATGGCAATGTCTTGCCAAAACGGAAGATGGAATCAACGGCAACCGCATCGAATTTTTGTGTCATGCCGTCTTGCACCATTCGATCAAAACCATCGGCTGCTTCTGCCGATCTCTTGCGGTCACTGTACTTTTCTGATATTCTGTACCCTTTATTTTTCAAGTATTGTTCAATATTTGCATTCTGTTCTGCAATCGTATTGGCAGGATTTTCTTCTCCGATCCTGCTGGAGATTGAACGTGTGTAACTTACCCACCTCATTCTTCTGCCACCTCTTTCCCGTTATGCGCCTGATATTCCATGAATTTTTCTGTAATGCTGTGTAGTTCGTCCTCAAAGCAGAAGTGAATTTCAATTTCTTCCTTACTATGAATGTCGATGTGGTCGATTAGTTCTACCACCACCCGCCGTTCCAGCGTTTTAATGTGCTGGTACTGTTTCAGTTCTTCCAACCAACCGGGAAGCATTGTGTCATGCTTGACCGCCTCCTGCTTTTTATCCTGAATCGCCTGAATTTTGTCTTGCGCCTCTTTTATCTTCTGCGCAAACCGGGCATTCATCTCACTGTACTCTTCCTTGCTGACAACATCATCGCAGAAATCCTGATACAGCCGAACTTTCAAATTACGGTATCGTTCCAATTCCGCTTCCAGTGCATTGATTTGTCCATCCAAAATTTTTACGCCAATCTGTTCACCGCTTGCCAGGTCTGCATGAGATAACACCTGTTCTGCTTCAACAAGAAGTGCAACCTGATGCCGGATTGCCGCCAAAACACTTCCTTCCAGCTTCTCGCCGTTTATCATGTGCGGAGTGCAATCTCCGCCATTCTTATAGGTAGAACAGTGATAGTATTGATATTTCTTTCCTTTCTTTGTCACCGTGCGCCGAATCATGTTCTGTCCGCAGTCAGCGCAGCGCAGAAAGCCTGATAATGGATATACTGTTTTCTGACTAGGTGAAGTGCGTGTATCCAATTCCATCAACTGCTGCACCTGTTGGAACTCACCTCTACTGATAATCGCGTCATGTGTTCCCTCGACACGAATCCAGTTATCAGTCCCAACATCCTGACTCTTTTTTATTTTGTAGTTAATTTTCCGACGTTTGCCTTGAATCAAGGTTCCCGTATAGGATTCATTTTTCAGAATCCGATTGACCGATACCACCGTCCATTTCTGGTTCAGTCCCGCTCGAAATCCGCAAGTATAATTGAATCCGCTGGCTCGTTTGTACTCATTTGGCGGCAAAACTCCCAATTCATTCAGATGGTTTGCAATGTGCTGTGCGCTCATCCCGTTGAGCTTCAGCTTGAAGATTTCCTGCACGATGCCCGCCGCGTATTCATCTATAATCAAATGATTCTTGTCTTTCGGGTCTTTCTGATACCCGTATCCTGCAAAGCTGCCGATGAACTGTCCTTCTTTCCGTTTTACATCCAAGTGACTTCTGACACGCATGGAAATGTCACGGCAATAGGTATCGTTGATAAGATTGTTGAACGGAATCAGGATACGTCCCTTATCATCGTTTTCTTCCGCACTATCATAATGATCGTTGATGGCGATGAAGCGCACACCCATGAACGGAAAGATTCTTTCCAGATAACGGCCCGTTTCAATGTAGTTTCTACCGAAGCGAGATAAATCCTTGACGATAATGCAGTTGACTTTCCGCTTCTCAATGTCCTGCATCATCCGTTTGAAATCCGGGCGTTCAAAATTCGTACCGCTGTATCCATCGTCTACATACTCATCGACCTTATGCAGTTCCGGGTGCTTTCCCAGATAATCGTTCAGTAAGGCTCTTTGATTTTTGATGCTGTTGCTTTCCTGCTGATCGCCGTCCGAACGTGACAATCGAAGATATACAGCGCAGCGATATTGTCCATTTTCCTGAAAAAACATAAAAAGCCGATAACCTCCTTAATCTATTTGTCGTTCTGACAATAAACCAAGAAAATTATCGGCTTTAGTTAGCATATTCTATTTTGACCCAAAGCCATTATCTCATATTTCGCGGTCTATGTCAACGCTTTAATGTGCTAAAGTGCAAATTTTCTTCTACTTTATTCTTTTTTATCTTCTATGCGTCCGTGCGCATTTTTTCAGTGTGTCCTCTAATCGGTTCTCTCCTGCAAAGCTGGTCTTCACTACCATGCCCTTGTCAAGATAGCAATAAGGGTTCTTGATCTGCGAAATGAAATCGACCATCCGCTCCCGCTGCGACAAGTCTTTTCTAATTTCCACTTCGTTGATGTCTACCAGTTCCTCACGGTTCACATTACGGAGATCAGTCTGCGCCATCTGGCGCAGGCTTTCCATGGTGTGATAGGTTCGTGCAGTTGTTTCGGTCATTCACTCATTCCTTTCTGTTTTTTGGGTGGTGTGTCAGCCTCTTTCACTTATAGAATTGGAGAAAGGCCATTTCGCAAGGTATTTTCAAAAAATTTTTTGATTTTTTCAAAAACACCTTGCGAAACACGCTCTTCCCGATTCTAAAGATAGAAGAACCCGAAAAATGCGTAAGGCTACGGCTTCACCGTAAGTAGGGCAAGATTCGCCTGAAGTAACTCAAAATTCACTTTCGTGATTTTTCGTTACCGGCAATCTTGATGGGGATTCCGTTTCCCCATCCCCTCGGTACGCACAAAATCACAGATTTTGGTTATTTGGCTTCCACTAAAGTGGTCGCAGCCGACCGCCTACGGCTTGTCGGGATTTGCTTCGCAAATAAATTTGAAGGGAGTTTCTATCTATGGGCAGAAGAAAAAAGTGCGAGCAGATAAAAAGAACAAATAACGTAATGGTACGTTTTACGGATGCCGAGTACGCTTCTATTTCCATTTCTGCTGAACAGGCAGGCTATCCAGTTGCCGTTTATGTCAGGAAGAGTGCGCTGGACGAACGCATCGAAGTCCACTACAACATCACTGCCGAACTTCCCGAACTTCAAAAACTGATTGCTGAGTATTCTGCCATCGGCAACAACCTGAATCAGATTGCCCAATACTTCCACTCTGGCGGTTTCTATTCCAAGTCAATGCAGGACGAGATCAACCGCCATCTCACTGCATTATGGCAACTTCGGCAGGAAGCAATCAAATTAGGGGGAACCTATCATGGCCGTGTTAAAACACATCGCAATAAAAAACGCTGATTACAGTGCGGCAGTCTGCTATTTGAAATATCAGCATGATGAACGACACTTAAAACCACTCCTTGATGAAAACGGGAGCATGATGCTCCGCAGCGAATTTCACATGAGTGGAGTAAACTGCAGTCCCGACACCTTTGATCTTGAGTGCGAAATGCTCAATGACCAGTATCGAAAAAACTACCGATACGATGAAGTCAAGTCCCATCACTATATCATCAGTTTTGATCCGCGCGATAAAGACGAACACAATCTTACTGGCGAGAAAGCACAAACCCTGGGGCTTGAATTTGTGAAGAATCATCTTCCCGGCCATCAAGCATTGGTCTGTACTCACACGGATGGACATAATGGCAGTGGCAACATCCATGTTCATATCATAATCAACAGCTTACGGAAACTGGACATAGAGCCACAGCCATACACCACACGCAGCATTGACTGCAAAGCAGGATACAAACATCACCTGACAAAAGATTATCTAAAATACTTACAGCAAGAACTTATGAATCTATGCCAGCGTGAAAATCTGTACCAGGTCGATCTTCTCTCTCCGGCTCAAAGTAAAATCACTGAAGCTGAATACTGGTTGCAAAAGCGAGGGCAGAAAGAGCTGGAAGATATAAATGAACAGATCATTTCTGATGGCATGAATCCAATGGAAACAACATTTCAGACTCGTAAGCAGTTTGTTCGGAATGCCGTTTCAGAGATTTCTTCCTCCGCAATTTCGTTTGAAGATTTTCAAAGCCAGTTATTTGAAAAGTACAAGATTCATGTGAAAGAAAATCGGGGAAGATATAGCTATCTGCATCCAGAGCGAGAGAAGTACATTTCTGGTCGCTCTTTAGGCACAAATTTTGATAAAGATTATTTGCTCAATCTTTTTGAAGCCAATGCACTTGCTGCTGAACAGGAAGAAAAGCAACGACAAACCATGCCCGATTACCATGCAGACCCGATTGCCATTCTCTTCATTCGCTCTGATCTGCGTCTTGTTGTGGACTTGCAGAACTGCATTAAAGCTCAACAGAGCAAAGCTTATGCTCAAAAAGTCAAAATTTCCAATCTTCAGCAGATGGCAAAGACCGTAGCTTACATTCAGGAAAACGGATTCGATACCAGAGAAAATTTACAGA